ACGAACAGGCTATCCAAGACTTTATTGATAGGATCAATTCTGATACAGACCTGAGTACTTTCGATAAAACCTTTTTGCTTTCAATCATAGAGGATAGAGAAGACTCTTGGCGAAGCCCCCATTGGGGACACGAGAAAAAGGTGATCGCTCATTTCAGAGCGCACCAGAGAGAGGCGCCATCCGTATGGGAAGGCATTCGTCAATTTTTCCACATTGATGAAATCCAATCCGACCGTCACCACAGAGCCAGAGACAAGGGGATGGCTGGTAGGGAACCTTTTATAGATGAACTGATTATGTCGGAAACAATGGTCAGGGCTTGGAGCGACTTGCAGCGGATTCCCCCATCGGGGCGCCCCACCAACTGGCGCCTGAATATTCCGGAACCAGCAGACGCGCAACCCGACTATCACGGAGTCGCCAGAATAATGTTGGCCGAAGAGGGTAATGAAGCCAACCTAGTGACGATCCCGTTATTCAGCGGCTGGGAAATTTACGAGAGTGGTAGATGGGTATCTGTTGATATGGATTACCTCGGTGATCAGATTCAAAGGGGTGAACAGGAGGTCTCTCAAGTCGATAGATTGCGCAATACTCTTACTATTGACCCCCGAATAACCCGTGGTGTATTGCCGTTACAGCGTTTACGGAGCATATCCACAGCCGCCGGAAAGAGCAACGTAATCGTGCGTCGCAGGTCTATAGTTTCCGTAGGGGAGGCCAGACTCGGAACAGTTACATTAACCGCAGAGGAAAGGGCGGCTTTGAAGGTTTATATCAATGCGTATAACGCACTGGTTACACATCAACACCTAAAGGGGGCGGCGGCTGTATTCAATATACCTGAAGGCGAAATTCGTAATGGCGATTTTAGTGGCATCAGCGTACCCGACCGCACTGATGAGTCAGGAGAGTTAGTTGGGTGGACGCCATTCAAGGACAGTTGGCAGGCATTGATAATGAAGCACGCCCTCGTTCAGGCGGCTAACACTGGCCATAACGTGGTTACTTGGATTTCCGGAGAGCAGTCCGGAAAGAGGTACAGATCACTCTCCAAGATACAGAAACTTCGCGCCAGATGGGACCAAGAGACTGACAGGTATTCAGTAACGTGGACGACTATCCCCGGAAATGAGACCACTAATAATTGGCAGTCACGCATATCCTTAACAGAAGAAGAATTAAAGAATACGGTAGGAAACAAATTAGCCAACAAGATAATCAAAGACTCTCGCAACGGAACAATAGAGATTCCTCAAGTTTCTATCTTTCCGTATGTGGATCGGGGGCATCACCAGAGGTTTGAAGTTAGGGCATATTTACCAGAGGTGTCGGACGGCGCGGAGAATACATGGTTTGTTTTTGATGACACTCGAACCAGAGAGCAGGCGGAGGCATCAGTAGAGAGATACCTTTCACTTGCCGGGGCCAAGCAGGTACTAACTAATTATGACAACCTATCCGAACCCATTGGGGCTGATCTGCACAGAACAATATATGACAATATTCTTCCGAAGTATGTAAGGCGTCTCATAAAGAAGTATCCGGGTTCTACGTTGGAATTAGTCTCCATGCCTGTGGAGGAGTCAGGCGACCCAATTAAGATGTCCGCTGAACCCAGCCCCATTCGTGATTCATTATCTGAAATAGGGAGTGTCTATTTCTCTGTGCACGAAATATCGGATGAAAACAGTACGTCTTACACATTCAAACTTACCAGTGAGGCCACGGGTCTCGCGGGGGAGGCCAAGACACGCATATCGAACCGTTTGAGTTTTTGGGGCGACGAAGGGGTCTTTGGCGGCACCGTTGACTCCAGTGATATAAGAATTCCAGACAATGCGACTTTAGATGAGGCGGTCGGGATTGTACAAAAGTTTGTAGAAGAGAATAGGCGTGACCCGTATAAGGTTTGGCGTCTCGATATGACAGACGAAATGAAGAGAGACCTGAGAGACAGGGGTCTTCCAATGTATTCGATGCCATACGAAGCGCCGATGACGATGTCTGATCCTAAACCCACAGCACAGCCTTCAGAAAAGACTGCGGCTGATGCAAGGGCGGAACTTGTTAGCCAATATGGTGAAGACAATATAAGGAATCTTGAGGAAAGTGGTGTCCTGAAGATTGTGGATGGCGTAGACGGCTTACCTGTCGGCCTAAATGAGGGCAAATACAGTTCAGCGGAAGGCATCTATGACGGCATAAACAGTACCGCTTACCTGATTGCGAGCAACATCAGGGATGGCGGGGCTTCTGGTGTGCTTATGCACGAAGTTGGTGTCCATTTTGGCCTGCGTCGTATGGTTGGTGCTGTCGCTTTTGATGACATTCTTCAGAAACTTCTCAGCGGGAAAGAGTCTGCTGAGTTTAAGCCGTACTTCGACAGAGTGAAATCTTCCTATGAGGCGCTTTTAGAGAGCGGAGATGTTGTTGAGGATACCGACGAGTTCTTGGAAGAGGTTCTCGCCAAGATGGCCCAAGATAGAAATGCTCAGAATATGGGGCTGCTTCAGGAGTTGTATGGGAGAATGCGTGTCTTTCTCTCAAAGTACTTTAAGGGAATAGACTTAAAAACAAGTGATCTTCAGGCTCTGGTTAGGGGTTCTCTCAGGAAGTCCATGAGAGGAGAGATTGATTTCCGAGGGCAGCTAATCAGGGATTCTGTATTTGCCTCTTTTGTTGATAATAACCTTACCAGAGCGGGCAATTTCTTCAATATCCTCACCAAGAATGAGGACGTTTATAAACCAAGTGAATTTCCCAGCAACCCGACAGGTCGTGTGCATGATTCGTCAAGCCATACTGCCTTCACCCACATTTCAGTGAAAGAAGATTCTATTGCCAAGGCGGCGAGAAAAAGGATGGTCGCCGCGCTAATGGCAATGGAAAAGATGTTTTACGAAATGGGGATTAAGGGGGCGGTAATAGACTTCCCCGCTCCCAACAAAAAATCCATGAGGGATGGTGAGCGATTGGTTCGCGTAAGGATGGGCGATGAAATGCTCACCATCCGGTTCGGATTCGCACCAATAGACCCTAATCTTCTCGCGATGATTGGCCCTATCGTTGATTTTGGAAGCATGGGGATGGTTTCTGGAAAGGGATCAATCTCTCTTACGAGGATGACTAACGACATCAGGAAGGCGTTAGAGTTGTTCAGTCAGGGGAAACTTAAAGAATCGTCTGGCTACAAGATGGCTTTGGATCACAAACTTGGTCTTCTCCCTGACCCCGCAGTTACACCGGGTTGGGATGGGAGAGCATCCTACATGGACTACATGCTTTTATTGTGGCGAGAACTAGACCCCGGCAGGGGGCGGTTGATGATCGAGCATAGTCAAGTTGCCTATGATTATGGATTCATTACCGAAGAGATGATGGCGCCCAATCCCGATAAGAAAGGCGTTGGACGAAAACCGACTAAGCATTACTCTATGCCGGACGATTCTGAAAACGACCTTTCGACAGAAGACAGGGTGCTACTGAATCGGGTCACTGGTAGAACTAAGCGTCGCGGACTTTTCAGTAACCTTGAAGAGGCTAGAGGACAGACCATGTTGTGGTTGTCGCAGGGTCTTGTTGATAAGTACAGGAGTGTGCGTAATAGATTGGGTGAGGCTGGGGAGCAGGCTTGGATGATGATGCACCTTTCGGATAACGTCCCCAACCTTATGCACGCGGTCTTGCAGTTTGGTAAACCAATCGCTAGGCAGAGGGATGGAAAATTTGACGGGTACGATATTGATCCGAATACCGCAGGACTCATAGAGATTATGTGGGGGCTTGAGGGAGAGGTCGATAGATTTCTATCTTGGATAGTCGGCCACCGTGCCGCCAAGTTAATGAAGGAAGGCCGTGAAAAGAACTTTTCTGAAGAAGATATAAAGCGTCTCAAGAATCTTGCCAGAGGGATGACTGCCAGTGGGAAACAAAGGCACCTTCTTTATGCCCAGACTATGAGGGAGTTGGGTAAGTTTCAATCAAGCATACTTGACCTCGCTGTGGAGGCCGGAACTATTTCCAAGGAAGATAGGCCAGTACTGGCTTCTGATTTCTACGTCCCGTTTTACCGCGAGATGGAAACTGCTCGCTCTGACACTGTTCGCGGCCCAGCAATGACCGGAAGTTTCGTAAACATTAAAGATGTTGTTCACAAGTTGAAGGGTAGTGAACTGGAAACCAATGATGTATTGCACAACCTCTTGATGAATTGGGCCGCACTTCTGGGCGCGTCAATGAAGAATCGCGCTGGAACTGCCGCCGTGGAGGCCGCAGTAGGAATGGGGTCGGCGCGATTGGTTGAAGATAAGCAAGAAGCATCTCAGATCGCTTTCGGAAAGTCGAAGACTTCTACAAATAAATTTGAAAACTATATTTATATCCTAAAAGACGGGAAGAAAGTGTGGTATGAAGTTAGCGATAATTTAGTTTTGAAGTCTTTGTTGGCCCTTAATTGGTCCGGCGTTGATAACGGCTGGATGAAAGCGGCTTCCACCTTTAAGAGGTGGTTCACATTAGGAGTAACAGCAAGCCCAGCATTCAAAATACGCAACTTAGTCCGAGATTCTGTACACACTATTGCAGTAGGAGAAACAAGTTACAACATATTTGGAAATGTAGCCAAGGGATTAAAACGCGCCCAAGTGGCTGACCCCGTTTACCAAAGTATGCTTGCCAGTGGTGGTGCTTTCTCATTTGGATTTCTGCATGATGACCCGTCTGCTATACGCAGGCTTCTAAGAAGGGGAGTGAAACAGGCAAATGTTTTAGACACCAGCAAGAAGGGGTTGGGGTTTGCTCGCAAGTTGTGGGATGGTTACGGAGAGGTGGGTAACCGAATGGAGAACGCTAACCGCGTAGCGCTGTACCTTAATCGCGTAGACGAAGTTGGTCACATGCAAGCCTCTTTTGAAGCTAGGGATTTACTTAACTTTTCAAGTCATGGAAGTTTCCTTGCGACTCAGTATTTAATCGGAGCGATCCCCTTCCTAAACGCTCGCATACAGGGACTCAGCAAGATTGGAAGGGCTGTGGGCGGTGACCAGCGCGGGCGAGCTATGGTTGTAGTAGGCTCGTTGATTCTGGCAAGTGTTTTGTACGAACTGTCTATGGATGACGATGAAGAATACAAGAGCCTGCCTGATTGGGTTAGAGATACATACTGGCCTGTCAAAATGCCGGGTGATGACGCTTGGTTCTACATCCCCAAACCTTTTGAAATTGGCGCTATTGCTTCTGTAGCCCAGCGGTTTACACAAACATTTGTAGATGAAAGCGCCAATCCAGCCTTTTTTGCAAAGCGTGTCGGTGAGATTCTTATGGATCAACTGGCCTTCGATTGGCGCCCGCAAATAGTACGCCCCGCTTTGGAAGTTGGATTTAACTATGATTCTTTCAGAAATAAAAGCATTGAGTCATTAGGAAAGCAACTCAACACACCAAAACATAGAAGGGTTACAGCAACGTCGTCTGACTTCTCTATTGTCTCCTCTCAGGCATTTCAAGATTGGTTCGGAGGAACACCACTATCACCGGTTCAAATAGATCATCTCATAAAGGGGTATTTTGGTTGGCTTGGCGCAACTATTGTCGGAGCGGCGGATTTTGTTTTGTATCCGTCTGAGCCGGAGCAACCAACCAAACGATGGGATGAGATGTATGGTCTGGTTCCTGTCGGGAGTTTCTATAAGCAGGGTCCGCCTAAGACGACCAAGCAAATGCAACTTTTCTGGGAACAACTTAAAGAGATCAAAGAGCATCACAGCATTTATAAAGACTACTTAACGCGCGGGCTTGATGATGAACTCAAGGAGTATCTAGCGAAGAATAGACAGTCTCTTGTCTGGAGAAAGCATTACGAAAAGATGCAGAGGCACCTTGGAAAGATAAACAAGAGAATGACTCAGGTTTATGATTCAACCGATATGACGGCAGACGAGAAGAGGGTGGAGATAGATCGCCTGATAGAAATGAAAAATAAGTCGGCTGAAAGAATTATAAACATGAGAGAAAGAGCGGAAAAAAGGAGCAACCAACAGTCTTCTTTCTCCATAATAAGTTCAGCCAAAGCCGACTCAGGTGAAGACGTAGAAACAAACTACGATGTTCAAGCGCTCCAGAAAGCCATACAAACTGGTGATTTGTCCGCATATCCCCGATTAGCTGGGGAGGGGATTGTCGGTAATTTATACAACTCTATTATGTCAGCAGAATTCAGAGGCGCTAGGGGTTCATTGGGAAGTAAATTTATAAGAACAAGGCACGCCCCAGCGAAGGGGTCCACTGCTTATGGGCCACTGCAAATAACTTTGAGCCTTATGACGAGCGGGAGCGCCCAATTAGATTTGACTGATAAGGAGTCCGATTATGTTGTTCGGTTCAAGGAGCAGGCCCGCTTGTTCCTTAAATACGGAAGGGAGCCAGACAAGGAAGGATACCACCCAAGATACGATTACGGTGGTAGTGGCGACTTAACTTCCGATGAAGATAAAGCGCTGTATGAAAGTGTTGGTAGAAAATTGATACAACTTGTCCTAGACCAATCTGGTAACGATACGGATGAGTTTATCAACCAGTGGAGATACGGCAAGGGGAATAAGGGAGATGTATCCAAAGATGATGAAAAATATTACGCCGCTTTCAAGGAGGCTTATAAGTAAATGTCCAATACTAATGGCAATACTGATGATGGCGGGGTGTACCAGTCTGAAAAAATCTTTGCTGATAGGAACGGGAGCGCTAGTTCCCGGTGCGATTGCCTCGATTGCGACATCGGGGAGTGCTCCTGTGTTACTGGCCTCAGCGGCAGGTGCCTCTGTGACCAGTGTCGCTGTGGACTTGATGACGCCATCGAAAGGAGGCAACATGCCTACAGCAGCTAGTTGTGCGCCCGATAATTTTTGGTCCCTTCTAGGGGATTTGGTAAGCATGGGCGGTTGGTTGCTTATTTTGGTGATTATAATTCCCATGATTTTAGGGTGGTTATTGCCGGGGCCGCTTGAGAAGGCGAAGAAGAAAAGACGATGAAAATAGACCCTAAATTCTTTAGCTTTATGTTGTTCGTCATAGCGCAGACATGTGCCGCAATCTGGTGGGCTTCTGGGCTTTCTTCTGAGGTAGAAAGGTTATCTGGTATCCAAGGAACGGCTATTCCTGCTTTGGAGGCCGAGGGACGCCAATGTCAAATCGAGATTCACAACATGAAAAAGTTGATTGCCGACACTGAGGAGGTCGAGAAATCCGTGAAGAATCTGGATGTCATGCTCTATCGACTGCAAACCATCGAAACGATGCTGGACAAGATTTTAGCAACAAAGGTTAGGTGAGTGACAAAATTAGGACAATCCCGTGAAGTACCTCCGGAGCGCAAGGCCGTGGGCTATCCGTGCATACCTGATTTATTCAGTGTGCTTGGATGTGACCGTGGTCGGCACATTGGTATGGTACTTCCTAATTAAGTGAACATCGTGGGAAAGTGATAAGTGAAAAGATGTTTGCATCGAATCGTACAGGTTTCTTGGATTGATGCAGAGGAAGAGTCAGGATGGACTGAATACAAGAAGAAACCTTCTTGGGTCATTCATACGGTTGGGTACCTCGTCGAACTACCAAAGAGAAAAACAGATTTTATTGTACTCGCTAATTCCCACCTACCGGATACAAATTCTTGGGGCGGATTAAATCGAATCCCGAAAGGGATGATTCTGTCAGTGAAAACTATCCTCACGGGCGTGCGGTGTGGAGAAGAGTATGACGCGAGTTCTGATTGTACCTGACACGCAAGTAAAGCCGGGAGTTGAGATCGCTCATTTCCGTTGGATAGCGAGAGCGATCAAGGACTATAAGCCAACGCATGTAGTCCACTTGGGGGATCATTGGGATTTCCCATCTTTAAGCAGTTACTCCTCTCGTAAAGAAATTGAAGGGAAGCGAGTAATTCAAGATATTGCTGCTGGCAACGCAGCGATGGAACTTTTTTGGAAAACACTTAAAGGTCTAAAACATGAGTGTGAATTCCATTTTGTTTTTGGAAATCACGAAAACCGTTTGGAGAGATATCTCGGCGACAACGTAATTCTTGAAGGTGTACTGGGGATGGAAAGCCTAAACACAGAAGGCTGGATAACGCATCCTTTCAGAACCGTCTTTGATATAGAGAACGTCTGGATTACACATTACTTCTACAATCAATTTACTTCTCGCGCCTATGGCGGGACAGCACATTCCGTTCTAAAGAATGTTGGCCTGTCTCTGATCCAAGGACATAGACAGGGAAAAGATATTGCGGCCAGATCACTCCCGAATGGGAAGGTCCAACGGGCGCTGATTGCTGGATCATGCTATCTACATACGGAGGAATTTCTAGGCCCACAAGCCCGCGAGTCATGGCGCGGGATAATAATCCTCAATGATGTCGAGGATGGAGACTATGATATGATGGAACTCTCTCTGAAGTACTTGTGTAGAAAGTATGAAAAACAGGAACTATCGGAGTACCTGCTATGAGTGAGTTCTTTGAAAACACTTTGTTATTAGAGAAGGGATACGAAATGAAAGTCGCACCTGTAAAGGCAATGAGCAGTTCCAAGTTTCAAGAAAACATCATGTTGGCTGAAACAGCGGAACAGAAACTGGCTATATGTTTTTCCAAATTGTCTGAGTATGGTGTTTTTAGCGACGCGCCGATTGACCTTCATAAAGACAGGTTCAGAATAATGGAACATCTTCCAGAGGGGTTGAGAGATGGACGATTTTAAGATGAAACGCGGGTCTGGTAGACCGTTTATCAAAAATGATCCCCGCATAAACCGCAAGGGCCGACCAAAGGGGTCTAGGGATAAAATGAGTGAAGCCTTGGTTGACGCATTCTTGGCTGATTGGATGGTTCATGGTGAATCCGCCATCGAGCGTGTCCGTGAGAAAGACCCTTCAACTTATGTGCGGGTTGCCTTTGCAATGATGCCGAAGGAAATAAAGCAAGAGGTGGAAGTCACCGATCAAACAGATCGAGCATCGAGCATCGAGTGGGATGTGATTACCGGCAAGGCTTCGTGAAAATTAGCGGGGTTGCCCAAGGGCGCCTTGATGAAACTCTTAGGGACACTGAATATATGAGGGTGTCTGTGGACGGCGGCGGGTGTTCTGGGTTTATGGTGGGGTTCAAAAAAAGTTGCAGGCTGTTGCCATGCGCAGCCCCAGCGGAGGATATCTGGCTTTCCCACAACGTTATTTCTGACAAGTTATCATTAGCACTTCTCACAGACGGCGTGTTGGAGTGGGTTGATGATCCGTTTAACCCGAAGTTCAAAGTCGCTGTACCCGATACCAATGAGTGCGGTTGCGGGGACAGCTTTCAATTCAAAACGTAGAATGGTGTTCCGACTCCCCAAAAGGATGTATCCACGAACTTGGAGAGTCAATCGCCTTCCACACTATAGCCTGACGGCCACTCCTAGTTTTTCTACGCAAGCCGCTATCCATAGCCAACCCCTGCTTTACCCCACCCCTAATTGCGGATGAGACAGACTGATGAGACCGGCTTAGTACCGTCTCAAGTTCATCGCATGTAAACCCGTTTGTTTCTCTGAGGCAGTCAACTACCTGATAAATCAGTGTCTTTCGATTTATGCTTCTGTAAGCGGCTAGACTCGTCTCCTGCATCTTCATGTTGCGCTCTCCCCGCCAAAAAAATAATGCGCCTGTAAAGGCTTTGAATATGCTCTTGACATCTTCTAATTTCCCCCTTGAGTTCTTTACCAATTTCGCACTCCAGTTTCCTACTCATTTTGAGAGCAGGTGTAGCAGACTAATTTGTTTTCGCCAGTTTTGGGAAATCTTGAGATGTGCAGGTGCCTACCGCACTTCCTGCATTGTTTAGTAAAGCCGCGAGACGGCCCCATGAGAGAAAGCAGATGGCTTGCCACGACAACTGCGAGATTGAAACGTGGCACACTTAGCCAGCTATTGGTACCATCCGCTACTGTTCCATCGTTCATATTCTACCTCTTTAGGTCATGTTCAGCATCCCACGAAGTGCTTGGATAGATGCGCTAATTGGTTGCAATCCGAGCACATGTTTACCGCGTTTTTTAGACATCTTTTCCACATCTTTCAGAACGGCACGTCCTCATCTTCCTCTTCGGCAACCGCTTGTTGCGCTTGATATGAATTTCCGTACTTCTCTTCTGGCTCCTTGATCGTCCCGCTAAAATATTTTTTGCCGTTTTTCTCCTTTAACCAAGCGGCCAATTCGACTTTCATTTCCCCACCATCTGGCAAGATCACTTTCGCACTACCAGTATGGCTTGGTGACTTTTCTGATTTTGGATTATGATTCCTAAAAAGGGAAAAGTTTCCGGGGTTGTGTTCAAACTCTGACATAATCTTTCTCCGTGAATGACCCGCAGGTGGTTGTGATAAAAAGATCGCTTCTGTGCTTTTCACAGTAGCCGATCACTGTCTTACCTTTATAGATGTACGACGGAAAGGTTGGTTCTGTTCTGTTCACCGCCCTCACTGGACAGAAATACACGCACAACTTACATGAACGAACCCGAAGGTGTGGCGATACAGTCGGGGGGCGCAATGGGCTAAGTTTCATAAATAACCTCGGCGTCGATAACTCCTTCAAACTTCTTTCTTGGAGACCGTTTGGGTTCCTCATCCTTGGTAACGTGACTCCAAAAGTCTACCAGAAATGGGAATATCCAATCCCAATATTCAATACTTCGCTTCACTTCCCAGACCCTTTGCCCTGCTGGTGACCAAGATTGGAAATGGCACTGCTTCATTTTTGTGCAAGCAAGCTGTCCCTGTATCTGCGCCATAAATTGATCGCTGATGAATTCATGCGGGTCACGCGAGCGGCACTTAGTTTCCAACACACCCACAGAAGGAATGATGCCATCAGGTGAACAACCCAAGAAGTCGTGATCAGGATGAACAATAAGGCCACAATCATCAACGACATTGCCTGATAAAGTCTCATAAGCAAATTTCGCGACAGGCTCATATTGGGTTCCGAACTGCATCCATTCGTTGACCTCGACTATTTCTCTGCCCGTTTGGATTTTCCATAGCGCGGCCCTCGATTTGTAGGCGCCCTTAATATTTGCGGCTGATCCGAAGTTGGATGCGGTAAGTCTTTTGCGGCGTTCCGCAAACCACTCCGGACTCCTTTGTTTCAGTTCAGAAAGGGGCTTTGTCGCCTTCACGGGACTTGCTCTTTGCTCGTTCGTAGTCTGCTGGTGCAATTTTCACTCTATCCTTTTTGTCGGTTTTCTTCCAAGCATCGTTGAATGAGGCTTCCCCCTTGAGTGCCGCGCCTTCCAACTTCTTCAGAACAACTTTGTCGGAAGTGGCTGGCATGTCCACGATATTAGCGTCGTCATCCCCGATGACAGGAATGTTTGCGGCTAACTTTCTCTCAGTGCCAGTGATGCCAAGCAGGCCAGAAAGATGGTATCTCTTTCCGTATGTCAAACAGGCGCCAACCAGTTGTGCTTTGCTTGGGTCTTCACACCTTATGGATGCCACTGACCACAAATATTCTCCTGACTTGTGGCCAATCATTGTCCGGATGCAAATATCCTTCGGTGATTCTCCCTTTTCCCAGCCCTGCATATAAAAGAGGTCATTGTCAGCCAGAGGTTTTTTTGCCGCTTGGCTTACCGCGTGAATGTCCGCGTACTTGCTGTGGAAGTATGGGTTCTCCTCTCCCTTTACCACCGGCTCGATTGCGGCCTGCGCTTTCGCCAAAGCCATAAACAGATTTGAGTGATTTGGGGAAACGAAAAAAAAACCGGGGGTTACCTCGATGTTCTCTGTTTCGGCATCTTCGGGAAAAAAATCGTCGGGGTTTTTCACTGCTTGCATTAGATGTTTCCTTTTCGTCGGTTGGCTTGTTCCGAACGCCACACTTCTATCTCTAAAATGTGCGTGTTGCGCTCATTATTCATGGTCTCATAGTCGGCTACACTGTTTTCAAAATCCTCTACCCATTTTCGATACTTCTGAGAGCGCATGGCGACCGCTTCCTTCTTGGCGACCGACCATCTTTCGCCTTTCTCAATAGCCATTTGCTCTGCCTCAAGGTAGGATAATGCCTTCACAGTTTGCCGCTGATGTTCTTTGGATTTCATCAGGGCTTTCAGTTGAGCAACTTCACCGTCTGTCTGGGACAACTTCTCAAGAGCCTCAGACACTGATCGATCAGAGATCAACATCTTCATCTACCCCCACTTCATCTATAAAGAACTCACAAATACGTCTTTCCTCTACCGTCATCGCTTTCAGTCCAGCACTTTTTCTGAGGACTGGGCGAAGCAACTCAGCTACCTCTTCTATGTTTTCAAGAATCGTGGTTCGCAAGAAGACTCTGTTGAGTAGTCTTTCTGATGAGACAATAGGCAACTCCGTAATGCTTTCTCCAGAAATTTCATCAGCCATATTGATTGGTCTTCCTTGAAATTGTGGAACTGCTGGTGAAACGTCTGATGACAGATAACGTGCATAGGAAGCGTCAGGGTGTCTGATGCTTTTGTTCCCATCCCCCCAAGATTCAATCCGGGTATCGATATGCAATGGTGGGCGATTATTTGATTGTCGTCCCATCCTAGTTCTCCGCACATGACACAGCATTGGTCGTTGTTCGCTACCCATTGTAAGTATTTCTTGTGCCGGAATCTCATAAAAAAATGGGGGCGACTTGATGCCGCCCCCTAATTGGCCCTATAGATGATGTCCGAGGCAAGTTCTCTCATAATTACCAATGAGAGCAGGAGGATAATCGGAGCCGTCATCACGACCCTACCGATATGGGACTCGGTAGGCACATCCGTTCAGTATCCAAAAATCAGCACGGCCAGCACAAACGCACAAGCCATTAGAAAATCCATATTGGCAACCTCTCAGGATTTGAAATAATTAAAGGGGTATTTTTCAAAAGGCATCAGCAACTTATCGTTCTTCAGCCGCTCGATCTCATCCCACTTGGAGCGGTGAACGTCGATGTATGGAATTGTCTTGACAACATCCTCATATTGCTCTCTGAGCATCGCGCTGTTTTTGCCCTCGCGTAGCGCGGTTATCAGAGCGTTTACTTTCGTTAGAGAATCCACGATTTAGGTGTCTTAGATTTTCCACTCGATGTCTCTGGCCTTTGGGTGCGCCTTTGCGTTTAGTATGGCGGCGTGCCAACATGGCCCGCATATAGGCAATTCGCCGGGTGCAGGTCTGGGCGTCCCGTCGAAATATTTCCTGTGAATAGACTTCTGACAGGAGCGGCATCGTTTCTCATATAGACCAGCCATCGATTCGTTTCTCGTAGTGTTCTTTTGGAAAGGCAATTCTGGCAGATACCGGCAGTTCCGTCAACAACTATTTTGGTTGACAAAAAGACGGAAAAAGCACGACAATAGGGTGTGGTTGCCCCTATCCACTGCCCCGCTTGTTTGGGCTGAAAAGGGGAGTTCGGGTGGTAATCGGGAACTGGAAACCCGCTATCGGCTCGTCGCTGATTCTATTGATGCGGCCCTGTCGCCCACGCCCGTCGGGTAGAAGAGAAGGCGAGTCCCCGCATAGGCTCACGATCCAAAGACAGCCTTCCAGACGAAAGTCTGCACATGGGTAAGGCTATGGAGAAGCAGAATGGACGAGATGATAAGACTAAGTAAGGAACAAAAAAGTACCTTGGTTACTTTGTTTGAGGCTTGGTGGTCGAGGCTCCCAAAGGGTGTTGGTGCGAAGGTAGGAAAGGGTGCCGCTAGGGATGCGTGGATAAAGAAATTCAAGCTGGTTGGGAAAAGTCATTGGGAAGAGTTGAACGAAGTAATTTGTCAGAGCCTTGAGGCGCAAGAGGAGTACCGTAAGCGTGTTATTCGCCGTTTTCCCGATGAGCATGAACGCAAACGTGCCGGTATTTTTCTACCATCGAGGCCGCATCCAGCAACATGGTTGAGCCAAGAAAGGTGGCATGATGAAGTTGCTGAGATAAAGCCGGATTTTGAATACCGATCAGATAGCGTGCGTGGTTGTTCGCAATGCCCGAAAGATACGGCTGTGCTTGTTGATGATGTCGGATATTGTGCGTGGTGTTGGCAGAAGAAATTTGCGCCAGCATCTTTGGGCGCCTTGCGGGATAAGGCTAGGGAATTGGGTTTAGTAAAGCGACAGGGAGAGACTATTGAGGACGTTGCTGTCAGGGCGAGAGAAATCTTGAAGACTAAATCGAAGGCGTGGTCTAACCATTTTGGTGCGTAATAAGGTGGACATACAGACAAGTGTGGTTGGTCGGACTCTGAAACAAAGACCAGAGCCGACTCATTGGGAGCGAAAGTTTACAAGTAAGCGGGCCAAGTGGAATTGGATGCAGGAGCATATGCCGGAAGCCTGTGAGTTGGCGCATGAAGTCAAAAAGCACTTTGGAAGAATAGAGAGTGTCGTTATTAAATCGCCAATAAAAAAATGAGAGATAAAGTTAAGGAATGCACTGGGTGTGGTGTTGTAAAGCCTGTGAATTTTTTTTACACGGACAAGAGAGCGCCCGATGGACGTGTCACCAAATGCCGAAGTTGCCTAGCCGGGGCGCGAAAGCAGGCCACTGGTGTCAGCAAGCACACCGTTTTGGTGCGGGACGTGCCTTGCGATGACTGCGACAACTTCCAGTACTGTGGAGACGAGGGCTTGATGTGTGCAAATTTCGAGCATTGGATGGTGTTGGCCAAGCCTAATGACAAGCCAAAGATTCCCGACAGATTTGTTTAACGTGCTCCTCTGGGTTTTTTTTTGTGCTTTTGTTGGTAGATGATGACAAGTACTTTAGAGGAAGAGTTGTTTCTCCAAGTTGACGCAGCGAGAGTGCCTCTTCCTGAAAGGGAGGTTCGGTTTCATCCGACGAGAAAGTGGAGATTTGATTTTTATTGGCCAGATTTGATGGTGGCTGTGGAAGTTGAGGGAGGCATATGGGTGAGGGGTCGTCACAATCGCCCAGCATCTTTCATTAAGGATTGCGAGAAATACAACGAGGCGGCACTCATGGGGATTACTGTTTTGCGGGTGACAGACAAACAAATCAAGGATGGTTCCGCGCTCGATTGGATAAGGAGAGCGGTAGATGGACGCAAACACATTCCCGTCGGCTCACGACGCAATAGCATGGGCAGTAAGGCGCCGTAACATTCCGATTATCGAGAGGTCGAGTGTTCACGCGATGGGTAAGAAAAAGGCTGTTTTTGAATGGATGCCGGGGTTGGATGCTTGGGAAAAACTAGCCGAAGCGGTCTACATCTTCAAGGCAATAGAGCGTACTTGCACAAAACTGGAAATGGTTGTTTTGGAGACGTACTATATGGGTGGGACGAATGAATTGGCAGACAGTTTGGCTGGAAAGATTGGGCGGGAACTGCGCAGGGATAAGTGGTTTGTCGCTGATGTCTTACGCCAATGGGCGAGAGAACGACCCCGGCACAATTTGAAATGGTGGTCAAAAAAATATAAAGTCCACGAAAGTACGGTAAGAAGGTGGCAGGGTGATGTCATCGACAGGCTCGACATTATGCTGAAAGCGTCGCTAACTGGTGCCGATCATGCTCTAAAAGAGTCGGGTCACGTCGATTATTGAAATTTGTCAAGTAAAATAAATATAAGTTATTGTTTTATATAGGAAATATATGGAATGAGACGGGTCGTAAATGGTACAATTAATAGTGAGGGGGGAGGTTCGTCTCACAAAGTACTTGTGATTGGCGATCTTATTCTCGACAAATATATCTCAGGGAGATGTTCCCGCATCTCGCCAGAAGCACCTGTTCCGGTGGTGGTTGAGGAGAAAACCGAATATCGAGCAGGTGGCGCGGCCAATGTTGCCCTCAACCTAAAAGCGTTAGGGGTAGATTGCGCCTTGGTCGGTATCACTGGCAGAGATGATGAGGCCAGAATTCTCATGGACTTGGTGGGAGACATCCCAACTCATTTCCAGCAAGAAGATATCCCAACCACACTTAAAACGAGGTTTCTGATTGATGGGCATCATGCCCTTGGTCGAATTGATCGTGAGTCGGTTGGAGAATTTAAGGATATTCTAAAGTACGTCAGCGGACATATCGGGGCCGGAACGGATGTGGTGATCGTGTCGGATTATGGCAAGCACTTTAAGACAGCCATACCGATTATTATTCGCGAAGCAGTTGCGCGTGGCGCACATGTGATAGTAGACCCGCAATCCGATGATTGGGTTTCTTACGCCGGGGCTACGACGGTCACTCCGAACCTCAAGGAGATATCGGGCGAGGTTTATGGGGATAAAGCGGTCGAGTCCATGTATTGGTTACGGATGCGTTACGATATCGAGAACATTTTGGTGACCAGAGGAGGGGATGGCTTATTTCATTCAAGTTCTGATGGTTGTGTTGAAGATGTTCCTGAGAAGTCGGAAGTTGTGGACGCAACTGGGGCGGGAGATACTGTCGTGGCGGCGTTTGCGGCTGGAGTTCTGGCTGAATTGAGCAATAGGGATTGTTTGCGATTTGCAAATGCGGCGGCGGGAGATGTTTGCCGCAAGAAGGGTACTGCGGTTGTTGATGAGTCTTTCGCGCCTTGGGCGCTGGACGGTTGGTTCGATTACATGACTGACAAGACACAACGCAAAAAAGAAAAGGCCCGCCACAAACATCGTGACGGGCCGTAATATCTAATCTCTCTCGCGCTGTTTAGCGCCAACCTTTTCTGCGTCCTTCGCGTTTCCGACCACTCTTCCTAAGTCGAAACCAAAGGCCATGCCAGATACATCGACGGGTTCGTTCATTACCCAAAGATGATATTGGTTGGCGGTGTCATAGAGCAAACTTTCTGGTGGATAAATCTCATAAGCGAGGTGTTCGCGCCCCACAATCTGATTTTTGATCTCTTGCAGGTCGCGCCAATCATGGATAGGTTCGCGATCATGCCGCTTAATAGATAAGTAGGTGATGTGGCCAACCAACGCTGGTTGGATGAAGATGTCATCAGACAGGTGAGGCTCATAGTCCACCATGACATGGTAGACGTTGTTGACAAGATGTTTGCAGGATTTAAGTCGGAGCCAAGTACGATGCAGGCTATCCTTTTCTTTCTTGTTTTTCACCGCGTGCATACGACGAGCCGTAGTCAAGAATTCACGCCATGATCCTATTATTTTTTTATTCGTTGGGATAAGGTTCATCATCAGTGCCGTACCCCATCATCTTCATCAGCCAGCACTAATTCAGTGATGACCGCCGCGAAGTTGAAAAAGAAATCTCTGTCAAGTTCTTTTTCCGGTTCCGCTCTCGACGCTGAGAAAAGCCCGTGCAACGATGCGCCGATGAGGGCCATCAAGCAGAATGCCGTCTTGGGTGGAAGGTCATCGAAGTGCGCGCGATAAAATTTGTCGGCGTCCTTCATTGAGTTGTGGATGTCTTCGGCCCACTCTTCAAGACCGCCTATTGTTTCGAATTGTTCTTTGGCCCAATCAGTCATTACCCACCTCAATTGATTTTAGGAATTTGCGGGTCTCACCTGAGAACTTCTTGGCATAGACGGCGTGATCCAATGCGTCGATGTGGTCACGACACAAGGCGTTGTCACCGACCTTTACCACGTCGGCCATAGCCTTGGTGATGTCCTCGATTTCGCGAACGGTTTTGGTGACGCGCTTCGCGGAGTTGGTTTCTACCCTTGCCTCCAACTTCTTCAAGAGACATTGGGCTAGGCCGGTGTAACATGGTGTCCAGTTAGTCATTGTCCTTTCTCCAAGGGGTCGTGTGTTAGGTTTTATCGAGTGCACCAATTGAAAGCAAAAAGATTTTATCGAAAGTAGTCAGGTCTATAGTAGCTAGACGTTCTTTTAGCGCGTCAACCGCCTCCAAAGTAGCGGTTATTTGGCCATCAGTATCAAGATCGACCAACATCTCTAGGCCTTGCCTGATTGATTCCAGTAATTGAAAACCGCTGTGATATTTAGTCCAAGTGGCAATTCTGGGTTCATCAGTCATTCGTAAAACCTCTCGTGTGGTAGTTACCCTGTCCTAAGTCTCTAAGGAACTGAAATAATTTCTTCCAATCGCCTTCAACTACGTCGATTCTGAGAAATTCCATTGTGTCATCGCAGTCGCGCACGATAATTTGTGAGTTTAAGTGGTGGACTTTGATACATGCTTGTCCTCGCGCCAGTTCTTTTTTAGTCATAGGTATGTTCTCCTTATGTATGTAAGCCGGGTTGTGGGAAGTTTTTTCACAGAAAGATAAATAATATCTTTCTCTCAAAGAACTTCACGGGAGAGATAAGAATTTGAACTCTGCTCCCCCAAACATAAGAAATCTTATATTTACATAAGAAATCTTATGCCCCGTTTAACGACCGGGGCCACGTCGTGCGAGAATCTACAGATTCCTGATGTCTCGTTCTGACATGCAGACGTAGGTGCCACCGGGAGATTGGTCAGCGAAATACCCGGCATAGGTGTTGCCGATGTCAAACTCGCCCCCTATATGATTCTTGCCACCGACGGGTTCGGTGGTTGGCTCAAATTCCTTGGCGAGTTTAATCAGGGCGTCGATGATGCCGTTGTGGTTCAAACTCGATGGCGGATTCACCGTGAGGCACGCCAAATCAGGCTTGGATTTCAGAATGCCGCTCCGACCGATCCGGAATGCACCTTCTAGTTCTTTCGGTCTTTTCTGGGCGATAACTTTAGACACGGCAGACGCCCAACATGGGCGGGCGCATAGCATCCTTGCCATCAACAACTTCTTGAGAATGAATGCCTTCTTCGCATAAACCTTGGCGTCGT